TGTTTCAGATATTGGAGTATTTTGCCCACTTAATTGACGCACTATTATCTTAGAAGTTTTAATTGAAGCAATTGATCTAGCTCCAGTCGCTGGAGTGTAGTATTGTCCAGTTAATGGATTAAAGACTGATTTGATATATTCCCAAAGATGAGCATATTGTGGGATTAATAATTGATTATCGAATGTAATTGATAACCCTTCAAATTTCATCTTTCCGGGATATTTAACAATATCATTTACCCTATGGATTTCAACCATGTCTATTTTTGGTCCATAAGCAGTTACTTTATTAACACCAATCTGTAGATCGCCTTCCTTGTAATCTCCTAGAGCAGGAATATTTCTAAAATCTACTTCAAATTGATATGATCTTATTGCATCAAGTGAAGTAGAAATTTTTAAAGGTGTTGGGCTTTCTGCATTTATCGCGCCACGGTAGTCAGAATAAGTTGCCATATAATCTCCTTATCAACCTATTTGTGCTGATTGATTTGTAAGGTTAAGTTCAAAGACTACGATTTCAGCAGTCTTAGTAGGTTTAATTAAAACCTTGCACCACATTTCATTTCTATCAATTCTTATTGGAGTGTTTGTTGTGGAGTCGCAAACAACTTTGAATTGTGTAATACCTCTTCTTTGAGCAATGTCAGCGAAGAATGGATTGAGTAAGCTTTCAACTCTTGCCCAAGTAAACTCATCATTAGGTTCGAATACAAGTCTTCTTGTTGAAGCCAAGATAACCTTTCTAATGTAAATCATCATTCTTCTGATGTTAACTCTATCCAAGGCTGAAGGATCTCTTTGGGCTGTTCTTTGACCAAAGATTGTTATACCTTGTTGAGCAAAGTTGACAACAGGGTTTATAACATTTCCGCCACTATACATTGTATCTCTATCACCTTGGTTGAGTTTAACTTCAACATCAGTGGGTTTAGTAAGTCTTCCACGGACGAATCCGGCAGGAGCAAACCAAGTTTCTGATACGCTATCAGTGAAAGCCATTTGTCTAGCAGCAAAGATTGTTGGATCATACCAACGATCCTTACCATCGAATGTGCTGAACACTTTCACATGAGGGAAATAGATTGCTGCATAAGAACTATTTATGGCAGCAGTTCTTGATCCAGCAGTGCTAGAAGATTTACCATTGGACCAATCTATAGCATCCTGTACTGTTCCTATTCCATAAGGAGGAGAAACCAACGCAAGGAAGTTTTGGCTTGTTTCAGCTAATGTAACGAGAGCATTTTGAACGCTTTGATTATAGACTCCGGGGATCAAAGCAATACTGATGTTTAGTAAATCATCATCTAAAGCATAGAGTCCAGTCTTAGGTTCTGTAGTAGCATCACCTATGAGAACTGTTGCTTTGCCATCAGTTGATGCTGGAATTCCATTATCACCACCAGCTAAATCGTAAGTACCCTCTACTGCTTTTACGAAGCGAGACTCTATGCAAGCAGCACCTGTAAATGCTCCGGGCTGAGTACCTTTTAGATTATCAAAAGATGCGCCAACCAAACCACTCACTTGGCTTGCAAAGTTATTGAGTTTCGTGACCGTTGCAATGTCTCCATTTTCAGCATACAAGTTTCCTTGGATATACTTAGATGTAGCATTAGTTGCCCCAGTATTAATTACATCTTCTAGGAATGCTCCACTTGCAAATAGTGATGCTTTAAAGTTTTCAGCTACAGCACCATTCTCATTAATATCTACAGCAAAGTTACCAGCACCCAAACCTCTAATGGTAATTGAGTTTCCACTAGTATCCCCATCAACAGTAGTTCCTGCATTGTAGCCTGCTCCGGGATATAAAGTCTCAACTAAGTAAGTTAATCCGCTAGCAGTCAACGCATCAAATGTTGCACCATAAACAGTTATGGATGATACTCCAGTTCCAGATGCTCCGAAACTAGTTGATCCAGTAGAGTGTCTAACAGGGAATAGAACCGCAGCCCCTGCCGTTCTTGCAGAAGAAGTCCAAGAAGTAACACTCAAAGAAGCTCCAGATCCTGCAAAAGACCCAACTAAAGCTCCAGATAATCCTAATCCAGTATCTGAATTGTTATCAAAAACACCAACAGCGTCCGCATCTAAAGAACCACCTATTACTTTCTTTAATGCTCTAGCTTGGCAAGCACCGGGATCTCCAGCAGTTAAAGTGCCTGATGGTATATTAAATTGTTTAGCAGAAGCAAATTGTTCTATACCAGCATTATTTTTTACTTGAATATCCAAGTAAATATTTTGTGTTAATCCATATTGATTACCAGAAACAATTACGGCTGGGCAAGCTCCAAAAGTAACTGCGACAGAAGCTTCCACTGCTGAAGCTGCTGCTGCTCTAACGAAATACATTGAGTTTGTTGTCTCCAGTATTTCTAATGAGCCTTCTAATCCTTGTCCATAGATGTCTTCACTTGGAGGGCCGAAAGTGTCTATTAATTGATTCTGGCTTGTTATTAATGTAGCTTCGTTTACTGGTCCTTTGGAGGCGAATCCAACAACACCAACTACGGAACTATTCAGAGATGGCGTGTACTCTGAAAGATCTTTTTCTATGACATATACACCGGGGCTAACAAAGTTTGGCATAATTATCTCCTATCAAGCGTTAACTATTTTGAGTATTCTTTTTTTTGCTAAATTTAATACTTGTTCGGTGATGTAATGGTCAGGAACAACTACACCTTCTCCGGGTTTTAACCATCTTTCATCACAACCTTTTTCAGTTGAGAAGAATATGGTAAATGATTGCAAGCTTGTGTTTTTTACTAGTTTCATAATTAACTCTCCTGATTATGTACTCTAATACAAATTATTTTTAGAAATATTTTTTTAAAATTCTAAATTTAATCTTTCTATAGCTCCATTTGAGGTTAAAATAAACTTAGGATTATTTAAATATGTTGATACTGTTACTGTATAACTTCTTTTTATTATCCTATCATCTTTATCTTCTGCTTGTAAATCTTGAGCAGTAGAACCATCCTCACCTAAATAAGCCTTTACTAGATTATGCCCGGGAATACTTAAATCAGCATCTGGATTAAATTTTAATCTAATTTGTTCTACTATTTGATCTAAGTCTGATTTATACTTACACCAAACATTAACATTGTAAGTTATTTCTACTGGAACTGGGGCTAAACTTAATATACGAATCGCTCTATTTTTTACAGGGTCATACTTAGTTTCATGTATTAATAAGGTTTTGTACCTAGATCTAGCACTATCTAAGGCTGATTTTTCTTGGGATACAGAAACTATGGGTAATATAATATTATTCTCTTGTTGTATTTTTGCTATGGCTCTTTCTGGATTTGCATAAATACATTTAACATTAACTATATTATTTTCATCATTGATGCAAACCAAGTCAGAGAAAAAGTTAATTATAGATCTTAATAATTCTTTGTATATTCCTGATATGGTCGATTCTTTTTTTGTTATTTTTAGTATCTCATTTCTAATATAAGATTCTCTAGTTAAATAACTATCACTTCTACTACTTAAAGAACCTATCTCAGTTTGTCCAAGTATAGATTCATTGCGTAAAATAATTTCAATTCCTGAAGTACTCATTCGTGGCTGTAACCTCCTAATGGATCAGAAATTTTATTTAAAGGTGTATCAACTGTTTCAGTATTATCCCTCAGTAATTTAGCATTACAAACTAAGTGATAAACTCCGTAAGCCTCAAAAGAATCTTCAACTACTTGGAAGATTTGATATTTTTGATTTTGGAACAAAGGTTTAATTACATCTCCGGGAATTACTGATCTACCTAATTTTCTTTCAATATAAGATTTATTAAAAGTAAATATTTGATTACTGTTTAATTCTACACCAAAATTAGTTAAATTTTCATTAAGTGCTTCTGGTTCGTAATGGCCGTGAACTAGTATTGGAATCTTTGACAATGGTTTATTTCTGGATTCCATATAAACAGGATCAAAATCAACTGATTGATTATACTTGTAGAAGTGCATTTTACTTCCACCTAATTTGATTAATTCATCATCTACTAAATTAAATAAGTTGGTATCTGGATTGTTTTGATCAAATAAACTTAACTCCGATTCTTCCGAGTCTATATCTGGAAGTTCTGGGAGTTTAGTAGTAATTTTGAAATTATCTTTTTTATTTGTCATTTATCAGCAGTTCCATTTTCTTAATGCTTTATTTATTCTGCTGTTTGGATCATTAGCAGTTTTACTAGAAGTTAATCTTTTTTTCATTCCACCCATTCTAGCACAAAATGATTTTCTTCTCTTGGCAGATTTAGAACCCTTTTTTAATTTTGAAGGTTTTGTTGTCACAGCCATAGAAAGTTTTGATCCCGGATTAGCAGCACGGTAGGAAGCTATTCCTTTTTTATTTAATCCACCCTCTGGATTTTTTCCTTCGCTTCTTTGCCAAGCAGGTGTACCTTCTATTAACTGCATAAAAAAGTTAGAATATATTTCAATTGAGTCATTCATTTTCTTTTTTCCCTTTGCAAAAGTTGCTACATTTGTTGGTTTAGGACCTGTATTCCCCGCTGCTCTTTTTCTTTTTACTGCTGATTTTCTTTGACCTTTAGACATGGAATGTGCTTTTGCTAAAGGCACGCATTTAGGATACCCTTTACGCTTCTCCCCCTCTTGCCTTCCGCATGGCTTGAACCCACCACCTTTTTTAGGTGCTCCGATGTCAACCCATTTTTCAGCAACCCATTTTCTCAAGTCTTCATTTATATTCATTTTTTCTTACCCCCGGGTTTAACCTTCCCCGAGCAAACTGCTGAAGCGTACATGTTTGCGTATGCAGAAGGGTAAACATCAAACTTGCGTTTAGCAGCAGCCTTACCTTTAGCACAAAGTTTTTCTATTAGTTGAGTTCCGTAATATTCTGTTGATGAATCTTGTCTAGATTTCTTTTTTCCAAAAGGACCTTTAGGACCTAAAACAGGCCCACCTTCTTTTGGGGAGCGACTCGTTATTGGAGGTTTTGGTCTGGGCAAATCTTTTGGTTTTGGTTTTTCACCTTTTGGACCCATCGCAGCTTTTCTTACTTCTTTCCAAAATGGACTTACTTCATTTTCCTCATTTAGCAACTTCCCTGCTAACTCAACTGATTCTCTGGCTTTAGATAAAGCTATTGCTACAGCTTGCTTCTGAGCTTTCTTAGAGCTTGCAGGTTTGCTTGTACCAATAGTTCCTTTCTTCTTATATTTTTTCATCATCTCTTTGATGTTACTACTAACTACTTTTTTACTTGATCCTGATTTTAAAGGCATATATCACCATACTGTAAATGTTGGGGGTTCTTCGAATTCGCTACGAAGTTCTTCTTCCAAAGTTTGTTTTTCTTGTTGGCTTGCTTGTAACAAAGCAGTACCATTCAAATTAGCTCCTCCACCGGGAGATGGAATTGAGTTATACTTTCCTCTTATTTCCCCAAGTATACCTTTGGCTATTGCTAATGCATATTTTTGTATCCAATTTCTATACGCAGGGTGTATTGTGTTTGTATCAATTGCTCTAAACTCTAAAATAACTTTTTCTCCATTTATTACTGGAGCAGGATATATTTGCAATAGATTACCGTTTATTAAATCAAATGCACCTTCTTGACCTAAAACTTTTTTTGCTAGTTCTAAGTGTGATTGCATCAAATAAAAATCTCCGATTCTAAAATCACCATAAATAAAATTATCTTGGAAATATTTTATAAAAAAATCAAATTCCAAATCATGTGTTGCTTGTTGTAGTGTTAGTAATGTTTTTCTATGAACAACATAAGTTAGATTATGTGCTATGTGTGGAGGAAGGATGTATTGATTTATTCCAGCAGATGCCTCAAATGCTGCAAACTGCCTGTTCCAAAAAGGTGCATGGTAAGAAAACTTATTTATAGATTCTTCTATGGAACTTTTTAATTGAAAAGAACTTAACTCTACTCTTACAACAGGATGCCCTAATCTAGCTAAGATGTAATCTCTTATAGATAATTCAAATCTGTTAAATTCAACACCATCTTGTAGAAGTCCTGTATTAAGTTCTTCAGTTTTTATTTCGCCATTGGTTATAGTATCTGTTAGTAACCTACCTCCATAGGTTCCAAAAGAATCACCGTAACCCAATATCTTTGGCTTGGCTATCACTGGTGTTGACATCTTCTACAACTCTTTTCTTTTTTAAGTCTATGTTTATTTTAGGCTCTAAAATTAATTCTATAAAAGGTGAGTCCACTTGATGAGAAGCTTCAAAAAATTCTCCCGGTCTAATTTCAACTATTTTATTATTTATACTTAATAATTGATTCCATTTACATTTAGATCTATATTTAAACATAAAACTCCCTAATATATATAGGTAAGAAAAAAGAGGCAAGGAGTTTTATTTCCTTGCCTCTTTTAATTTAGTTATTTAAATCAGAGAGTATTACCCCACTTCTTAGTTACCGCAACGAAGGGGTAAGTAAGGAAGTTGAGTGAGGGGCCTACGATTCTAATTACACGGTAGAATCTTGTGTTAGGCTCGATAGAAACCTTACCATAACGGGTGAGGATACCCTTTCTTGGTTGGAAGCTATCGGGATCAGTTACTGTTGGCAACTGTTGTAGTGGGATATAAGGAGCATAGATGTAACCAGCATCCATGGCGTTTGAACCCTTATAACCAACCATTATCTCGTCATCTGGGAACATTGGATCTACATAGAGATCGTAACGACCCATGAACTTGCCTCTAAATTGAATTGAGTTATTGGTGATATTGGTAGGACCATCTTCTCTAGCAATT